GGTTGCAGAATTGGCACTCTGCGTTGCACCGCTAAGTCCGCTGCTCCACGATGGAGCCTTGATAGTGAATCCAAACAGACTTGCAAGAGCATAGACTGCCTTTGTCGCAAGCGAAATCAACGCCTGGAAATACGGTAGCACAGCAGCGATGGCAGGCATGACCAGAGAACCGATGGCCTGGGCAAGACCCTTCAACTGCTGCGCAAGAGCGCGAGAAGAACCTTCAACTGTTCCAATCTCCTTGATATACGTGCCAACGGTGCCAGACGAATACGCCTGATCCACCATTGCCTTATATCTCAACAGAGCTTTTTCAGCTTCGGTCATGTTCTCAACGCTCTTAGTGATACCGTTGTTAGCTGCAACCTCTTTCAGCGTTGCTTCCGTAATCGAAATACCAGCAAGACGGATAGGCTCCACTTCGCCGACCAGTGCGGAACGCACTGCCATCAATGCTTCCTCAAAGGTATAGAAGTCGTTGTTCTTTGCGTAGATGTCATAGGCCAGTTCCGTCAGACCAATGGACATATCCTTGATGGCCGTCTCTGCCACACCAAAGCCTCGCGCCAGGGTCGCAAAGTTTGAACTGTACTGCATGAACACCTGGTCGTTGATGTAGAGGGCTTCCGACAATTTCTGTACGTGTGCGTACGCCTCGTCTACCTGATCACCGAAACCCTCCGCAAAACGCGCGGAGATGCCGTCCCACTCACGGGCTTGCGCCAGTGTGTTCGCAAGGGCCTGACCTACCTGGTGAATGCCGATTGCGTTTCCAACAAATTGCAATACGCTGCCAGCAGCTCTACTAAGAGCGCTACCCAGCTTATCGGAACTTGCCGCAGATTTGTCCGTAGCCTTAGTAAAGGTGTCAACTGCCTTCGCACCCTTATTAAAGGCACTCGGCACGCCGGACATCCCCTTGTTTACGGCATCGCCAATTTTCTTGATGCCCTTATCAGCGCCGCCAACATTCGCCGCCGTTTTCAACCTTCCGAGTGCAGCAACCAGACCGTCAATCGCAGTTGTTGCACCTCTGGAATTCGACTCAATCCGAATCGACAGACTGTCGATCTGTGTACTCAACTCAAATCACCCCTTTGCTTCTGCATCGGAGTGCGTTATTTTCTGATTAAAGCGTTCCGCCCACGCCATCATGGACGCTTTTGCCTTCTCCTGCTTAGGAGTCAACCCAGGCTTCTTAACTTCGTACGGGTCGGCAAGTTTGATCGGTTCCTTGGGATACTTTGCCTTCTTTTCAAGTGTCGAAGCCACGGCTGCTCGGATATACACACCCTGCAGCCACGCGTTGTTGTTCTCCCGTTTCTGACGCAGGATGTCAGCCCTCCTGTAAGGGATGACAAGCTCAGGCCTGCCATCCCAATACAGTTCGTAGGGCATCCCTATCGACAGGTAGTACGGAAACGTCTCGTCGAAGATTTCTCTCAGGGAGAGCGCCCGTTCATCGTTTAGCGGACGATCTCCCAGGTCGCGTTTCCCTGACCTTCGGCAGGCTCGTCAGTCAGCACATTCAGAGGCTCTGCGTAAAGCTCAGTCAGGGCCGCGATCAGACCCTCCTTATCAGGAAGCTGGGCATAGATTTCATCCATCAGATCACGCTTCACGCCCTTGTTGTAGGCCGCAAACGCGCCCTGCCACAGCATCGGCAGCATCGTCATAGGCTTGTTGGTCATCTCGCCAAGCACAAAACCCTGACGCTCCAGCGCCATCGCAGTGTTGCGGGTGAAACCCAGTTCGTAGTTCTTGCCCTTATAGCCAATCTTCAAAACAGACATTTTTCGTTCCTCCTGTTAATTTGTTAGATTATTAAGCGCCAGCCACAAAGGTGACTTCGGTGCTGGGAGCGATGGAGATACCGGCCTCGATAACCTCGTCAACGCCCTTGCCAGCAAGAGTAGCAGTGTGGGTACCCTGCCACTTGAAAGAAGAACCGTCAGAGAACTCCAGCACATAGTGCATAGCCTTGCCCTCATCCGCCTTGACCTTGGTGAAGGTTTCCTTGTCGTAGTTGTAAGTGAAAGCCATGCTATCCATAGACTTGATACCAGGGATATAGGTCTGAGCAGCGTCGCTCATGGTCGTGGTTTCCAGCATGTTGGGTTCACCCATCAGATCGGGGAACTCCTTGATGTCGATTACCTTCGCCACAGCGGACTCACTTTCGCCCCACTTCAGAGTTGCCAGATAAGTGGAAATAGCCATGTTTTGTTACCTCCTAAAAATCATTCCGTCAGAGCGAATTTCAGCTTCAAACGTCGCAGTAATCTGATAGATACTGCTGTTGTAAACATCAGGTGTAGTCGTATAGGTCTTGCGGATCAGATTCATAAGCCAGCAGGCATCGCTCACAGTCTTGAAAATCTTTCGCGCTTGAGCACGCTTCCCTTCACCCGTGCAGAACACCTGAACGCGGTATGTCACTGCGGAAAACGGCTCTGCACCGGAAGTATCAAGCTGTGATGGGACGTTGTACACTTCGTCAATCGTCACGCACGGAAACTGATTCGGAAATCTCACGTTTTCGCCGATTACAGTAACGGGGTCATGTTCAGCGCGAACCACAGTCGCAATCGCCGTAAAAATCTCATTGGACACGTCAATCATCGCGAGAACACCTCCCTTGCAATCTGCGTAATCCGCTCTACGATTTCCTCTCTTGCTTGGTACATCGCCATTGCAGGAGGATTACCGTAGCTGTGCTCACCGTGAGCGAACCACCATCCATACGGACTATCCCAATGGCCTTTGCCATCAGGATATGTACCAGGCCCAACGCCGAATTTACCAGCCTCAGGATGACCAAAACCATACTTCGCGCCTGCGCCAAACTCGATAAATGCAACAGCAGAACCCTCTGCATAAATCACTGCGACGCTGCCGGTATCATCCACACGGACGGAAACATCGTTGGAGCCGTTGTAAATCGCACGTGCGAACTGGAGGGAAGCGACTGTCGCTCCGACTTGTGCCAGCCGTAAACGCAACTCCCTCTCCTTCGCTTGAACCCACTGCTTATACTTCTTTAGTTCCTTGATCGCGTTTTCAACACTCCCTTTATCAAGGGGGTCGACTACAATCGTTTTAGCCATCGCCAGCCACCTCACGAAGGGCTAGCAAATAAGCATTCTTGCTATCCGCAATTTTTACAATTTTATAAGTTTCGCCGTTAAAGGTCACTCTGTCGCCTTCTGCAACAGGACACTCACCACACAGGGAGATCGTCCTGCTGTAGTCGGTGAGGTCACCGAAAATCTCGGTTGCCTCCTCGCCGACCGCAGCACTGACATTCCAAGTAGCCGTGACAGGTGGAGCGTATTCCTTACGAACCTCCAGCGTTTCGTTGCCGTACTCATCGAGAATCGGCACAGTGCTGATAACTCGTTCATAGGTCACTTTGCGACCATTGCGATTAAGCGTCCGCATTCATGATCACGCTCCCCACCATCGGGATAATCTGCTTGAGCAAGCTGGGAGACACATCGCCTGCCTCGTAGCTTCGGCTAATGCCGTTTTCACTATGCGCGGTCTGTCCTTCTGCACCTTGCTTGCTAAACAACTCCAGGGCGATAGCGACTTGTACACGCTCATACTGATAAGGGACAACGGCATCTTTGGGGTAGCCGAACGGGAAACGACGGTTCAGAACAATCGCTCCGGCTTGCTCAAGCAGTTCGGACAGCACGGAATCATCAGCTACTTCCGGCTTGATGCGATTTTGCAGAGCGAGTAGCTTTTCAGCATCAGTCATGCTGTCCTTCCTCCTTCATTAGGCGGTCTTGACGATCTTGAAAGCCTTAGTCTCGTCAGTCAGGGCAGGCAGATAGAACTTGCGAGTGTAGATGCCGTTCTTACGGATGTTGGCATCACGCTCCTGCTCGACCTCAATGCCCTTCTTGTTGAACAGGGTAACAGCAGCCTTAGTGCCGCCGCAAATCTCGCCAGGGGTCGCATCCTTCTTGATGTACAGGTTCACACCGGCAACAGTGCCGACGTAGCCAGAACGAACGAAAGCCTCGACGTACTTCAGATCATCCTTCAGAGCCTTGCGGATGGCAGCCATATCTTCGTTGGCCACGAAACCGAACACCTCGATGCCTTCCAGCTTCTCGACATTCAGACCAGCAACAGCATCCACGAAAGCGTCGAAGCCGAAAGTAGTGGCATTGATGGTCTTGGTAGCCTTGTTGAACTCGGCGAAGATGTCAGCCTGAACGGTATTGAACAGGTCAACGCCAGCGTGGCGCATACCGGTCTGCACACACAGAGGATCGGTCATCTGCTCCTCGTCGTAGTATTCAAAACGGTTCTGAGCCAGCAGGATCTCGTACTCCTTAGTGGTGTGGGTCGCCTCGATAGACTTGGTGTTACCAGCACCCATAGCCAGCTTCTCAGTGCCGTCGGTAGCGCTGTACACGACGATCTTCTTCTTCATGCCGGGAGTGCCGACCAGAGAATTGTCGATAGTGCAGAAAGTCATCAGATCAAGGTGGCTGTTGTACTGATCCTCCACCTCGTTAGCCAGGACGTAATTCTGGTAAGTAGTATTAGCCATGTGTTATTCCTCCTTATAAAATGCCTGATACTGATCCGGCTGTTCTTCAGCGAACTTCGCCTTTTCCTCAAGAGAAAGCTTGCGGAAAGACTCCTTCGTCATGCCCTTGCTACCTTCGCCGGGAGGAGGAGCAGGTGTATTCTTGAGCATCTCGGCCTTGAGGGCCTTTTCCTTTTCGGCGATGAACTTCGCATGATTCGCGAACACCTTCTCGGTGTCACCGCTGACCATCGCCTTCGCGGTTTCAGTTGCCAGCTTTTCATCGTAGCCAAGGCTCATCCAGCGCTTCGCAGCAGAATCAATCGCCTTTTCGGTGCGAAGTGCTTCCACTTCCTCGGTCAGCGCCTTGAACTGCTCGTCGCGTTCTTCCTTGGCCTTCTCATCTTCGGACAGCTTCTCGCGGAGTTGCTTCTTGTAACCAGCGGCCTCACTGGTTGCCTTATCAAGCAGCGCCTTGCTCACCATCCCGGATGTATCCAACTCATACGCCTCAAGCGCTGCCAGCTTTTCCTCGGCAGTCATGTCAGCGTAGCCTTCGATCTTCGTAATGTCGATTTTCATGTTTCATACCTCCTGCGCTTTTAGGTGATCTCCCACCGTGTCTGCGTTTGATAAGGCAGTTCTCTCTGCCATAAATGCAAAAACGACGTTTAACCCGTTTTCACGGGCCAAACGTCGTCTAAGCGACTAAGAATGATTACGTTTTTGTTACGGCTGGGGATATTCCCCACGAATGTACTTCGCATCAATTTCATCGAGCGTGGTGACATCGTTACAGCGGGTATAATCATTACCAACGCCATAGCGAATCGTGGTAGCCTCACCAGTAACGGTGCTTACGTTTACGATTGCATAGCATCGCGCACGTCTGCATCGAAGCTGGGCTTCACCGTTTACGCGGCCCATCAGAGCACCGCAACGGGGGCATCGAATATCGCGCATACACATTCATCCTTTCTTAATCGTTTACAGGTATTACATAGCATCGGCAGTTCCGATGCGGTTTAGGGGGAACCTTGTCAATCTTATAAATCTTCCCGTGACGGGCAGCACAGTCAGGGCAACGACGCTCGTCCACCTGGGTAAACCACTGAACTCGCTTAATTCCCAGAAACTTATACGCCCTCAGAACAGCTTCGTCCTCAACGAGAACCAAGAACTGCTCTGTCTGACGCAGCCACAGCGACATCGCACGCTTGATAGCCAACAGCTTATTCGGGCTGGCAATCATCGTCTCTGCGAACCTGTCCTGCTTGCGCTTCACTTCGTTCTTATATACAAACTCCGTCACAGGGTTGTAAGCAAGCAAGAACAACAGCAGCCACGCAAGCGTTGCTTTTTCGTCCGCTTCCTTACCGGTAATATCCTTGTAACGATCACGGGCCAGCTTCAAAAATGCCTTCTCGTTGGCTTCTTCCAACTTGTCGTACATCTTCTCGCTGGCCCTGATCACATTAAGCTCGTCCATCGCCATCATCTGGCGACTCTTCGCGAACTCCCTGCGGATCATCTCCCGCAGTTTCTTCATGCTCGTGTCCGTTCTCTCGTACATCTTCATCCTCGTCATCATCCTTCACTTCCCACTGTTCGAGGTACTGCTTGCTCTGCAAAACCACATCCATCGGGTCG